GAGTCTAAGGTCCGTGCTTACGCCACTGTCGAACCTACCTTCACCCTTAGCGATACCTTTGTCCCTGACTTGGACGCTAACATTTTCCCACTGCTGCTTAACGAGTCTAAGTCTGTGGCTATGTCCCTCCTGATCGGAGGTTCTGATCCCAAGGTAGACCAAGCAGCTAGACGCCAGCGATACCGTAACCAGAACCAGCGGTATAAAACCAAGCAACCTCAAGGATACTCTTCTTATGGCCGTAACGGTTGAAACCATCACCGATAACTTTGGCAACCCTGTCATCTACATTCAAGACCCTACGAAAACTGAGGCAGTGTACTCAGTAGAGAAATCAAAGGACGGTTACACGTTCTACGAAGTTCGTTCTAGTCAAGGTGCTATCCCTAAGATACTCGAAGGCAAGTTCACTAAGTCCCAAGACCTAGAGAAAAAAGTGGTCAAGTATCTCACTGAGAAGAAGCCGACACGAACGGTACGCACTAAAGAAGTCTCTAAGCTCCGAGCACAGAAAGACAGCTAATGGCACAGCAAGTTTCCCAAAGACCAGCAGTTATCCTGAACAAGGGGCTTGTCACTGAAGCCGGGGAACTTACTTTTCCTGAGGGTGCATCTGTTGATGAACTCAACTGTACCCTTGAGCGTGATGGCTCTCGTCGTCGTAGGTTAGGTGTCCAGTACGAGGACGGCTATGTCCTAGGTCCTGCTGTAGGCACAGACTCTATTGTCTCTACCCACCAATGGGAGAACGCAGGAGGCTCTGCTGGTCTGACCTTTGTTGTTGTTCAGATCGACGCCACTCTACACTTCTACCTTGAGGCCACCACAGCTATCAGTGCTAACAAGAAGTCCTTCACTGTGGATCTTACTGCACATGAAAGGGCTGGTGGACTAGGGGGAGGAGCTGCCCGTGTTCAAACCACCGTTATCGAAGGTATTATGGTCGTTGCGTCAAGCGAACTCAATACCTTTCAGATCACGTATGACCCTGTTGGTGACTCTGTCTCGACGGAAGAGATTGTCTTCAAGGTACGAGACTTCGTATTCCAAGGAGACGTAGAGGACTATCAGGACAAGTCTGCTTCTGCTGCTGTCTCTGTCCAACGTCAGTACGACACGAAGAACGCAGGTTGGAAGGCACCCAAGGGTGACAGTGCTCTTAGCACGTACATCTCTTCGAAGACTGCTTACCCGCCTTTGTCTCTCCCTTGGTACGCAGGTAAAGACGCAAGTGGAAACTTCTCTGTGTCCGAATGGGAAAAGATCTTCTCGGGCACCAGCTTGATTGCCAATGGCTCCTACATCCTGAACCTCTACACTAAGGATCGTGAGGGTGTCTCGGGTGTCACTGGCATCGGCACAGACCCTGAGGCATCTAGGTTTGTCGCTGTACAGACCTTTGCAGGTCGAGTGTTCTACGGCGGAATGGAAAACAAGAACAGCAACAGGATCTTTTTCTCTCGCCTCTTCTACCAGACAGAGAACCTAGGTGACTGCTATCAGGTTAACGACCCTACGTCCGAAGACTTCAGTGATCTGCTGGACACAGACGGTGGAGAAATCGCAGTACCCGGTGCCTATGGTATCAAACGCCTGCATGTCCTTGGTCCGTACCTAATTATCTTCGCAGAGAATGGTATCTGGTCCCTTAACGGGGTGGACAACGTGTTCCGTGCCACTGACTATGCACTGGATAAGGTCTCTGAGATCGGTATCAAGAGTGCAGACAGCTTTGTCTCTGCCGAAGGTCGTCCATACTGGTGGTCTGACGTGGGTATCCACACGATTGAAGTGACACAGCAGGGTCTAGTATCCCAGAATATCTCGCTTCCTACCATCCAGTCCTTCTGGGGAGACATCGAACCCTCTAATCGGGACCTTGTGCAGGCTGCTTACGACAAGTTTAACCGTCGAGTGGCTTGGTTTTATCCGAGTAACGGTGGTGCGCTAGACCGAGTGCTGTTCTTCGACGAAGCTTTGGCTGCTTTCTATCCGTGGTCCATTGGTTCAGCTAACGCAGACCAGTACATCGTGTCTCCTTTCTTCTCAGACGGTAACCTGATCGACGACATTACGTACAACGTAGTGGACTCGAGCGGTAACCGAGTGGTTGATGCGTCTGGAGACCCTGTTGTCATCACACTTCCGGGTCGTGTCTTCGGTACAAGCCAGTTGAACCTAGCAGTAAGAGACACAACAGGACAGCTAACGTTCGCTGAGTTCTCTGACACTGAGTTCTATGACTGGGGAACAGCAGACTACAGCTCGTTTATGATCCCACCGTATGACTTTGGTGGAGACATGACAACAAAGAAGCGTGTGATCTACGTCAAACCTTACTTCAGGGTGACAGAGGTGGGCACACAGAACGAAGGGGATGGCTCTGTGTCTTACATCCGTCCCTCAGGTTGCCTCTTGTCCTCGTTCACTGACTTCAGTAGGACTGCAGCTAACACAGCACAGCAGGCGTACCGTGTCCCTGAGCTCATCGTGACAGATGGTTCTACAGATGACCTACCTCCGACCACTGTGGTGACACGCAGGTTGCGCCTACGTGGCAGAGGGTCCTCGATGTACATGAAGTTTGAAAGCGAAGCAGGGAAAGACTTCCATCTTCTTGGGTACGACCTGATCCAAGGAAAGAACCCACGGTAATGCAGAGCTCAGAACTCTTTGGTCTATGCGGAAAGAACTTCAAGCTTCGTATCGAATATAGCGAGGACTTCGCCATCCTTCACCTGAAGGAGATCACCAAGTTCTCCAAGGAGACATTCTTCGAAATGAGGCAGATGCTCAAGGACTGGAACAAGTTTATGAAGAGTGTAGGATACTCAGGTACACACGCAGGTGTACCAATGGACAACATGGCTATGATCCGTATCGTATCTGCGCTAGGGTTTAAACACATTGGGACTAACGACGGTCTCTACATATACTTCTACGAGGGAGACGACTAATGGCAGAAACAGCTCTTATCATTGCTAGTGTCGCTGGTGCCGCAGCCTCTGCAGGTGGTACCCTGTACTCAGCATCACAGCAGTCTAAGGCTGCTAAGAACCAGAAGCGATCTCTTCAAGCGCAGCAGAGAGCAGCTGAGCAGCAGCAGAAGCAGGAAGAACTCCGTGCTCGACGTGAGCGTAGGCAAGCCTTCCGTCAGACACAGATTGCCCGTAGTTCTGCACTGGCTACCTCTCAGGCTGCAGCTGCAGGCTTGGGTGGCTCAGGTGTTGCAGGTGGCATCGGCTCTCTGTCTTCCCAGCTTGGGTCAGGACTAGGGTACTCCACTCAGCAGTCTGGCTTGGGTCGTAACGCTGCTGAGTTTAACCGTCAGGCTGGTGTGTTCCAGCAGAACGCTATCAGCAACCAGAGTCGCGCTGGGTTTGGTAGCACTATTGCAGGCATCGGCAGCCAGTTTATGTCTTGGGGCCTAGAAGGTTTGGGCAATCGATCTCAACCCGTTGGTTCGTACGTTCGATAAGGTGGTACTATGAATCTTCTGCCTGTAGACTTTATCTCGTCAGAGACTCCAATAGACCTTCCTTTAGGCCTAGGTGAGGAGGGGGTAGTTAATCCTACTCGTGGCGCTAATCAGACTACTGATGTGGCTATTACTACTGGACAACCTGAAACGCAAGTGGCTGAAGAGCTTAAAAAAGGGGTGCAAACCTCTGTAGCCTCGGCTAAGGACATTGCCTCTAAGGCGTACTCCGTTGACATGGTGGATGTTCTAATCAACCAAGATACTCCAGTTCAAGCTGCTGAGCTGCTTGGGAACCAGTCCTCAAAAAACGTCAACCCTCCTTCAGACTTTATGATAGAGGACAGCGCCACTAAGGCTAACCCCTACGTTGGAGGTAGGGCTGCAGCTGTCTTAAGGCGTCAGCAGAAAGCTTACGAAATTGCTGAAGAGTACTTCAGGAAAGCTAATGGTGGTACGACCGACGTTGTGCTTGATTTCTTCGACAGGTTCTTTGTCCGCCACTTGGGTGCAGGAGTCTACGAAGATATTACGAACCGTTCTGAGCGCAAAGGTTTTGAGCTTGCTGCTTCATTCACTGACTTTACTATTACTGATGAAGAGTGGGAAGAAGTCTTCCGCGCCTACGCTGATGAGGTCAACGAAGAAGGGGCCTTTAGGTCAGAGAACCTGTTTGCTATCCAACAGCTGATGAACGAAGTTATGAACGCGGGGTACGACCCTAGTGCAGCTTTTGACCAAGTGTTAGGGGCAGGTGAGATTGCTTCACTGGGGTTTGGTGCGGCTCTCAGGGCTGGTAAAACTATCTCTCGTCTGAGTGCAGTCCGTGGTGTGGACGAAGCTACGGAAGCCGCTTCTACTGCAACCCATGTGACAAAGACCTTAGATCCTGAGCTTGAGGTCGAGAAGCTTCCTACAGCTTTGTCTAATACAGCTCCCGGTGACACGCAGATTCAGATATCGCGGTCTCAGCAGATCGAAAACGATAACGCCCTAGTCCAAGAAATTGGTCGTATGATCGCTCGTGGATCTCTTGGGGTAGACGCTACACCTGATCAAATCCAAGCTGCTCAGTTAGAGATCCAAGGGGACATTGCCGATTTAACCAGTAGAGCGATAGCGGACGTAGATGTAGAGGCTATTGATTTTTCTGGGGCTGGTCTTAGGGATCTCGGGGTAACTGTTAAACTTGGGAGAAAAACCGACGGAGCTCCCTTTTCCCCTAGAGCTAAGGGCGCGGCTGAGAAGCTGGCTAAGGTCTACCGTGACAATGGGTTCGCTGCTGATGTTGTTCCTGCTAAGCTAGGAGACGAAACCTCTGGCTGGAACGTTCGCATTCAGCAAAGGCTAAACCTAGATCCGTACAGGGGAACTTTAAGCGATCCTTTCGAACCTAAGAAACGTCTGTTTAACGGGATTCGCCAAGCAGTCCTTAACATTTTTGGGTCTCAGCGGTCGATCATTTCTGAGTTTGATCAACAGCTGTCGATCTTGGGTGAAGGGTTCCAGTCTGCTGTTCGCAACGCTGCTGAACCTTACCTCAAAAGTATACGAAGCCTGCCTGTCCAAAATCAAAAGATTGTCTCGGGAGTTTTAAAGCAGCTTAGGGATGGTCCTGAGGCATCTATCAGGAATTACTACAACCGCTCTGAGTTTGCAACAAAGTACCGAGCACTTCACCCTGACGGGAAGGACGCCACCGACGCTGACTACGACGCTTTCATGGCCGCTGTTACCTTGAGTGACACAGCGTACTATCTTAAGGCTAACAAGATTATGCGTTGGTACACACGAAACGGGTACAAGGCTCTAGATCTGGACGATGGTAAAGGTGTCGCCAAGGGAACCTTGGTAAAGGACGTGAGCTCACTGGATGAAGACACGTTTATCTGGTCTCCTTCTCGGCAAGAGACTATCCGCCTATCAGACCTTCCTGCTGAGGAGCGCTTGGGCATCTGGAAACTAGAGAAGCCCCTGCAGAATGGAGCCGAGTATACACACAATCCGAAGAAGGTTCGTTCCCTAGCCTACGATGATGTCCTTGGTTACAACGCTGGAGGGTCTCGTCTTAACCCAGACTTTAACTACTTCATTGTCACAGGCTCAGGACGTGGGCGTGCTCTCTTAGGTACGTTCTCCATTAAGCAAGCTAACAGAGCCGTGGCTGATCTTGAGGTCCTACAATCTGCGTATAACTCTGGGAGTTTGACCGACGATATTGTTCTTGCGAACAACTCTTGGAACCCTAACGTTACCTCAGTTAAAGACTTTGATGACCTCGTAAAGAAAAAGGGCTGGGATCTTAGTCAAAAGGTAGACTTCAAGCCGCGCGATGGCATCGTGGAAGAGGACGTGCCTCTGAAGGGCGAGACTGAGGGGACCTACCAGATGGCTCAGTTTAACCGAAACAACGACGTTCTTATGGAGTACGGTGGAACTGACGCTTGGAACCAAGACCCTATGCGCAGCATCACTCAGCAGCTCAGCAACGGTGTTTCTGAACTTTCTCTGCGAAACTACAACCAGTCTGCAAAAGCTTCTTGGTTACGTAAGGCCGGGTATACCAAGCAGGTAGAAGAAGGAAGCATGTCTTTAGACTTCCTGTTCGACAACGCTGACCTGAGTAACATCAAAGATCCTACCACTAAACGCCAGCTTGAGGCTATCCGCACTAACATCAAAGCTCGCAACGGTGCTCAAGGAGAGATTGCAGACAGGTTTGAGCAGTACGGCAGAGAGTTGTCTGAGTTTGTCTTCGACAGGACTGGACGGAAGATTAAGATAGGAGATCCAACAAACGTCCTAATGAACCTTGGTTTTCAAAGCGCGTTTGGTTTTCTTAACTTGTCCCAGTTTGTCCTACAGGCTTCCCACATGGCTGCGATAGGAGCTATTTCTGGTCTAACTGGAGTTAAAGGAGCGGCTCTTGTCCCTGCTATGCGACTAGCTATTCATGCAGATCGAACACATGGTGTCGTTGATGGGTACGCTCGCATAGCTAAGTTTGCGGGACTGTCTACTGACCAAGTCAAAGAGATCGCGGAGTACATTAAGATCTCTGGTCGAGACATCATCGAGAACGACGAGGTGACCAAGGGCACAGGGCCTTCTTGGGACATAGTTTCTTTCAAAGAGCACGACATGAGGGCGACTACCCTAAACAAAACTGTTGCTGCTGCCTCTAACGCTGCTCGTGTTGCTGGTAAGATCTCCATTCTTCCGTTTAGCGAAGGTGAAAAACTCACTCGTTATACAGGAATGCTCACGGCTTCAATGGAATATATGGCTAAGAACCCCGGTAAGTCCATCTTGACCCCGGATGCTCGGGCATGGATTGCTGGACGACAAGACGACTTGACATTTAACATGACCAATGCCTCTCGTTCAGCGTGGCAGTCTGGCGCTATGCGTCTTCCTATGCAATGGATGTCCTATAGCTTTAGGTCTATGGAGGCTCTTCTTGTGGGGTCTCAGTTTACAGCGTGGGAGCGCATACGTTTAGGAACTATGTTGACCATCCAAGCTGGACTTTTTGGTCTGACTGCGTCTAAAGCTGCAGACTACCTAGCTGACCAGTTCGGTCTTGAACCAAGTGGAACAACCTACGTAGCTCTTAAGTATGGAGCTATCGATGGCATCATGTCTTGGGCCTTGTCTGAAGCCACTGGAGAGCAGGTACGCACAGCGTTTGGCACACGATTGTCACCTTTAGATGGCCTCTTGAACATGCTAGAAAATGTCCAAGAAGACCCGTTCTTGACTTTACTTATGGGTCCTTCGGGTCAGATTGTAGGAGGAGGCGGAATGGCCTTGGCTTCTGCTATAGGAAACTTGTACAACGGTCGCACAGAAATGGCTAAGGACGACCTGCACACCCTGCTTCGGACTCCATCGGGTTTGAATAACTACCTGACCGCTGCCTCTATTATTAACACAGGAACCTATCGAACCAAAAGCGGGAAGTCCATGCACGGAGAGTGGAACGACACTGACGCTATACTCGCCGCAGTCGGCATCACAAACTTCAAGACCGCTGACTACTACGAGAGATCTGAAGTTTTCTGGAAAGAAGGTCAAGAAGTGCGCGCTTGGCAAAAGGATGTGCGCAATTTAGCTGGAAAAGCTTTTGATCTAGCTGAGGCTGGGGAAGTCGAAAGAGCTTCTCAGATGATGGACGAAATCACGAACATGATTGAGGCTTCTGGCCTAGCTCCTATCGAAAAGACGAGACTGCTTGGGCGGATTAAAAATGACACTAACTACCAAGCTGCTAATGCTATTATGAGAGAGATACAAAGAGAGAACCCTTTCGGTGCTCAGGTCGTAGATACCTACAAATAGGAGAAGTTCATGGGGATTTTTGACCCTAAGGTAAATGTAGAGTTGACACCGGAGCGTACCGTGGATGTACCTCAGGTGTCTAATGTCGGTGGGATGGAAGCAGCTACCACTCTAGCCCAAGGTGCAAGCGACTTTGTTGGAACTCTTTTTAAGGGACTAAGTCGCCCTTCTTCCAACAGGTCTTCGTCTAGTACTGCAGCTACTCGACAACAGCAGGGCCGAGCGCAGTTTCTTAAGGACTACCAAGATGTCCAGCAGATTAAAGACGACGGTATGCGCCTAAGGAAACAGCGTCAGTTGCTCATCAATGCTTCTGCAGCTGGGGTTGATATAGACTGGATGAACAGCGTACACCACACAGCCACTGGTCAAGACGTAGACCTCCGGTTTGCAAACAAGGCTGAGCAAGACGAGCACGAGTTTGTAAACAACCCCGCTAACGCAGGCTACTTCTTGACAGCTAAAGGTATCCTTCCTCCTGATGCAACATCCGACGAGATCACTCAACAAGCCATGGTAGTAGCTGCACAAGAAACGCAGCTTGAGTCTCTTCGAAAAAGGCGGGAGCTGGTAGCTGAGGTAGCAATACCGGATGCTGTTCATCAGATGCGGAGCCAATCTAACAACATGTTCTTGGGTAAGTTAAGAGAAAAGATTGAGACCGGGGAGGCTCTGACTGAGACTGACATAGTCCTAGCACGGCAAGGTATCAACGAGCTCAACGCAAAGATCTTGTCCCAGAACGGGCTGAGTGACGTTAAGCCCGCCGATAGACAGGCTTACACAGACGCTTATGAGGTCCAGCTTGCGCTCCTCGATACGTACTCTGCTTTTACCGCAAGCAACGTTGCTAAAAGAGACGTGCTTGAGATCACTGCTGCTGTCACACAGGCCATCCGAGACGCTGACATCAGCTCTGCTGCCAAGCTCCCACTTCTTAAGGAGTTGACTGAGGGTGGACTGCAGACCCTTCTTGAGCAAGGGATAGTAAGTGCTGCTGATTTAACAGAGAAGCTGCCTAAAATTGCTGCAGCGATAGACCTCAATGGTATCAAGATCGACACAAGGAAGATGACTCAGGCGGCTACTGACCAAGGTCAAGCAGCTGGGGTAGAAAAGGAAGTCACGGACCCTGTTCAGCAGGAGATCGTAAACAAAGATAAGACTCCCACGTCTACAGTGGAACGCCTTGACGCCTTGACGACAACTCTTGAAGGAAACATCTTAAGTAAGGCTGACACCTCGATCAAAGAACAGAAGCTCCTTGAGCAACTTGTCATTTTTGGAGAAGGTTTAATTAAACTCGGGGACAAGGACGGTCAGTGGTTTTCGGCTAAGCAAACTACGAAGAACAACTACGTTGTCGTTCGGGCTATCCGTGAAGCTGCTAAGACAAACCCTCTAGCCGCAGCTACCGCAGCTAAAAGGATGGCTGAAGCCACTGGCAAAATGGCTCTGCAGTCTAACTTAGCTCATCAGAGTTCTAGGCGAGAAGGGTTCTTCAAGAAGCAGGGAGACGAGTGGGTTGTCGATATGGAGGCTCTAGTATCCTCTTTGGATCTCAACTCGATTGACCAGCAGAAACTGGAGACCGCTGCTAACAAATACTACGACGGAAGCATTGCGGACCTTATTGCTGACCGTGGGTCTAGGACCCCTCCTGTAGGAACAACTGGACTTCGTGATGGGCTCTTCCTTACCTTAGGCGACAAGGTAGCCAATGAAGAGAAGCTCCGTGTCCTCAAGGACCAGCAGGATGCTACCGTAGCTTTGGAGCAATCTTCCAACATGTACCTTGAACTAGCGGCAGAACTAGGTTTGCCTACTGTTTCTGGGCTCCCTGAGGATTTCAAGGGTGGGGTAGAGGTAACTCCCGAGACCCTTGTAGCTGCCCCTGTAAGCGAGGATGGTTCAGTCCTTCCTCTCACGCCGGGGGATGCGGCCCCTGAGGGATTGCCCCCGAAGAGCTTTCAAGCGCCAGAGACAGGGACTACAGAGGCTCCAGCGGAAGAGGCTACGGTAACACCAGAGCAGGCTATAGCGCCTACTGAGAGTGCCTCTGAGGGCCAGCAAGCTATCACTCAGGCTACCACTCAGGCTGCTCCTACCTCTCGGGCGGACATAACCAAGGCTGCTCGTGCTCAGGCTGCAGAGGAAGGATATCAAGAAGGTACTCCTGCATTCACCGCTAGGTCCTCTGCACTCCAGCGTGACATGCTGGCTCAACAAAACCCTGAGCTAAACGACAGACAGGTTGGTGCCCTAAGCCAGATGATGTCCTACGCACCTGAAGGGCAGCAGGCTGTTCTTGGAATGCTTGAGGGACAGAAGATGGCAGACCCCGCTGTCGGAGACTATGTACCTCCTTCTGATGTAGCCAGTGACACAGCTTTTGTCTCAGCTGTAGGGGACATGGGTAGACGTAACGGTTGGGACCCGTCCCTTCTCATGGCTATCATGGACTTTGAGACAGGGGGAAGCTTCAGCCCCTCGCAGAAGAACTTGGCTGGCAGCAGTGCTACAGGTCTTATCCAGTTCATGAGCAGCACCGCTAAAGGCCTAGGTACTACCACAGCAAAGCTCGCAAAGATGACTCGACTTGAGCAGCTTGTGTACGTGGAGAAGTACCTAAAGCCTTTACTCTCTGGAGTAAAAAACCCTACGCTAAGCGACATGTACATGGCTGTGCTGTGGCCTAAGGCTGTGGGGAAACCTAACGACTACGTGTTGTTCAGGAAAGGTACGAAGCAGTACGGGCCTAACGCTGGCTTGGACACTAACAAAGACGGTACAGTAACTAAAGCAGAAGCTTCTTCGAAGGTGTACGCGAGGCTTCAACAAAGAGCAGCTTAACAAGGAGAAACAGAATGCCAAGTTTTTCAGACTTAATCTCAGGTCGCTTCGGTGGTGGGGTCAATGATCCAAACCGACGCACCAGCAACAATGGTTCAGGCCGAGGTGGGACAGTGTCTCGCTCTGTCACCCGAGCTGCACCTCAGGTAGCACGGGGAGGTAGTTCGTCTAACGTCCCTACTCCTCAGGCTAAACCTACGACCTCCGGTGGTCGCTCTGGTGTGGACCCTCGTACTTCCAAGCAGGATCGTATGCGTCCTCAGGCACGCACCACGTCTCCCGGTGTATCTAGGTCTCGTTTCGATACCGCTTTCGAAGATGTTCAAGGGGCCAAGAACACTCTTGCGAACCTACAGCAGGAGCGTCTAGAGCGCAAGGGGGCTCTTAGGGCTAAAGCTGACAGGAGCAACATTACTATCGACAACCAACCTGTGGCTCCTTTCGGTGGTTCACAGACTCCTCGACCTAAACCTGCTGCACCTAAGCGTCCTAACATCGATGACAGGGCTGTGTTCTCTGGTCCAAGCCGTAGCGTACCCCGGTCTAAACCCGGTATCGACAACCGTACTGTAGCCGGTGGTGGTCGTAATACTCCTGTCAGCAACCCCCGTCGAGGGCCTATGCCTACTCCGCGTGCTAAACCGCCTACCCCTGCAGCCCGTGTGTCTGGTGCATTCGGTGAGACTATGTTCGGAGTAAACCCTGACCTTCAGGACATCCTGCAGGACAAGGCTAAACGTCGTAAACCCGGTATCTTTTAAGGAGTGCCCATGTTCACTAAACCTAGCAGGCCTATTGACACGGTGTGGATACACTGTTCGGCTGCTTCCCGCTCCTCTATCACTGCTAATGAAGTGCGAAGCTGGCATAAGCAGCGTGGCTGGAGTGACATCGGCTACCACTACTTCATTCAGACAGATGGTACACTGGAAGAAGGTCGTCCTCTTGAGAAGATTGGTGCCCATGTCAAAGGCTACAACAAACGATCCATCGGCATCTGCCTCAATGGTCTCCATCCTTCAGACTTTACGGAAGCACAATTCGATACGCTGCGGAAACTCTGCGGTGAAATCGATGACGCTTACGGTGGAATGCGGTTCCGAGGACACAACGAAGTGGCTGCGAAAGCATGCCCTGTCTTTGACTATCGAAAGGTTCTTAATCTAGACCGCAAGGGCTACATCAAAGAGGTAGAACCCAAGGGCACGAAGGTAGACAAGCCTGCGATTGACCTCAAGCAGGCGGCTGCTGTCTGTACTCCGGTGATTGCCGGTGCAGGTACAGCTGTGTCTGGGCTTAACCCCATTGTCCAAGGTATCTTGGCTGTCCCGATTGCTCTAGCTCTCGTGGTGGCTATAGGCTACGTTGGCTTGAGGCTGTGGAAGAAATACAAGTAGGAGAATGAAATGCCAAGAGGCGGAGTAAGAAAAAAGCGCACCTCTGGTGGGGCTGAATTTGGTAACACTAAAAGCACCTCAACTAGAGCTGTTTACGACTCTAAGGGCAATAAGGTCGGACGAACCACAACAGTGTCGTCCTCAGTTCCTTATCCTAAAGAAAAGAAAAAGAGTAGGTATGGAGGCAGATCATATGACAAGGGAGGCACTACACACTCCGAGCCTGCACGTCAGGGACGTTTGAAGGGAAGCAAACCTTCTGTTGCAGGACCCTCCCGTTCCCCAACAGGTCCACGCCCGAAGTCAGAGACAAAACGAAAGGTGCGTACTGGGGTTTCCAACGGTAAGCGTGGTTCCACGAAACGATGACATTTCTTTGGCACAAGTTCAAAGGATATATACTGGGAGCAGGGGCAATCATCGCCTCTGTTCTCTACATTTATCTCAAGGGACGAAAGGATGGTTCTGATGCCGCTGAGACAGAGGCTAGAGAAGCTTTGGCCGAGGATGTCCAGTCGGCTAAAGACATCAGGGACGATGTTGTTTCTCATTCTGACACTGAGCTTGATCGCAGGTTGTCAGACTGGACCCGCGAGGGATAGCTTCTGCGCTACCCAGAGACCTATGTACCTAGCTCCCGGTGAGTTAGAGACATTGACACGAGAACGAAAGCAACGGCTCTTGGAGTACAACGAGTACGGCAGGGCTAACTGTGGATGGAGGGCGGCATGAAACACGAGACTGTTCTCTTAGCAATCTTCTTTGCTCCGCTTGTGCTCTTAGGGGGCCAAGCTATCAAGACTTTGGAGTCAAATTTCTTTCCTGTAGCAGGTGGGTTTGAGTATCAGATTGTTTCCAGAGGAGAAGGTAGTACTACTTATCGTGTCTTTGGTGAGAAGTACCGCAACTGTACCCTGAGGTCGATAGCTGCCTACGTAGAAAAAGGCGACATCCAAGTCAAACTCCCACCTATCAAGTTCTCGGATGGTGAGGAGGTGTCTTCGAGACCCGCAGGCAAGGGAGGTTTCGGACAATGGACTGTGTTCTACGGCTTCTTGGAGGGGAAGCCCACGGAGATCGAGGTCATAGTAGAACACTCTTGTGGGTTCCCGTGGACCCAGTTAACTAGCTTAGGTAAATGGACGGTGTAGAATGCCGGAGCAAATAAGGAAATTCATAACAACAGATGACATAAAGCTCTTAGCTGTAGTCGTGTCCCTGTTGTTCACAGGGTTTATTACTCTGAACGAACTAGAAAACAAAGTCAACGAGCTTTCTGTGTTGAACGATCTCGACGCAAGACAAGACACGGAGCAGGTAGAGGCTGTCCGAGAGTTGACGAAAGCTGTGCAAGAGTTAAACATTACCTCAGTGCAGCTAGAGGCTAGGCTAAAGAACTTAGAGAGGGTGTTTCCTGAGTTCAAACGTTAAACAAACAAAGGGGGCTCAAGGCCCCCTAAGTTTTATGTCCTGTGGAACAAGCTCTTCAGTTTGTCCCAGAAGTCCTTCGGAGCCGGTGACTCAAGAGGCCTCGCAAGGTAGCTTGTCTCGTTGAACAAGGCATCTGTCTTCACCTCCCACTGCCCCTTGGAGTAACTGAAGTCTACCCAGATGCTAGGTGCATCAGCGTCAGCACTCTCGATGGACGTGCCTACGTCTCCTGCTACCAAGCCTAACCTAGGTGCGTCCTTCTGTAGTCGCACCGTGTCCCCGTATTCCCATCGTAGTCTCATCCTAGTTCCTTTCTCAGCTTATCGAAAGCTTTGTTTACCCCATCCAGAAAAACTCCTACCGCTAGTACTCCCACGATTACGTTCAACAGAGGAACTCCAAAGAAGTACACGATAGGTGCAATGACTATTGCGTAGATTGTGAGCTGACTCACGATGATACTCAACATCCAAAGCAGTCTCTTCCAAAACGTGTCAAACATTGTATGTCCTTCCTTTGATTTCAACGGAACTATTCTCTCGGTCGATCTCTTCGTCAGGCTTGCGACCTTTGTCGAAAGACTCTAAGATCTCCTTGTCACTGCACTCGCTCATTTTTAATAGATCTTTCAGTTTCTGAGTTGGCTCTGGCGGATGGTCAACCACCTCCTTAAATTTCTTGTAATCCTCCTTAGAAAGAGTAATGACCTCTGGTGGTTTCTTACATAGCAATTTCGCAACCCCCCGCGCTACAGGCAGCTTCTGCAGTGAACGAAGTCTCGTCGTACTCCTCGACCACCTTGGTGAGGTCCAGTGTCTTGAGGTGCTTCATCATCTCGTTGTACTTCTTGCGAGTGATGTCCTCGAACGGAGCCTGAACATAGGAACCATTGTCGTATGGCAGACAAGAGATCCCATTGTACTCATGACGGTGCTCGTAGAGTTTCTCCCCTAGCTCTTTCCACTCACCTTCCTTGACCGACAGAGTAGCAGAGACGTTGTTGTGGTTAGCTCCACTACGGTAGCCCGACTGCACCCAATCCCGGTTGTACGTAAGTACACGATCAAGCAGATCGAACGTACTCTCGGAACGCAGGGTGGCCCCCTCCGGTGCCTTCTGAGGAATAGACACAACGATACCAGAAGCATCGAACACATCGTCCTCTACCAGCTCAGGGATCTCCTTCTGGAGGTACTGAGCGATAGCCTCAGACTTACCAAAGCGCAGACGACGGATGTAGTACGGTGCATGCCACGCATGGATACCCGAGCTAGACCCAAGCACAAGGCTGGAAGTACCACTGGGTTTGATCGTAGTGCAACGAGCAGCAGGGTTGATACCCAAGCGACCAGCTACCTCCTCGTTTGTCTCCTTGACTACGTCTGCTGCATCACGAAGCCAGTCAGGGTTGATGTCGTTGCCTGCGATACCGGTGATACCTACGCCGATCAGACGATCTTCCTCTGTGTTCTCTTTCCATACGCTACGCAGGTAGTGGAAGTCAGTGTACGCAGCTTGGAAGGTGGCGATGGTAGCTGCAGCCTCAGCCCGAGACAGGAAGTCCTGCTTGCTTTCGACACCTTGTCCGTTGATCTCGACCAAGTTACAGAACGTGTAGGGCTTGAGCGCTATCTCAGCGCACGGATTGGTCCCCCAGTGAGGATCGTTTGTCCAGTAGATACCCGGCTCACCTGAGTTAGAGATCTCTACTGCTTTCCATACGGAAGAGAACAAGTGGTCGTCTTCCCCACGAACAAGGACAGCACTGTTGTTAGCCCGAGCACGTTGAGGGTTGTCGATGTACCACTGACCTGTCTTAGCGAACAGCATCTCAAGGTCAGTCGGAGAGAACAGAGAGATCAGTGCAGCACGACGGATACCAGCTACGACAACAGCGTCAGCAATGTGGCAGCAGATATCATGAGCCTCAATAGGACGAAGCTGTCGTCCGTAAGCATCGATCAGGATGTTCTCTACTTTAACAAGCATCTTACGCAGAGGCTCAGGTCCCGGTGCCTTACCACCTGTGATCTTAAGCGGTGCTCCTTCGGGACGGATGTCGTCGTAGCAGAACCGTGGGCGCTCCTTGCCATGGAAGTAGGCTTCGACAAGAACCTTGACTGCATCAGACCAGCCCTCGATGCTGTCCATCACGAGGAACTTACGTTCTCCCTTAGGTTGCCGGATCTTAGGGAGCTTCCAGACGTGATGCTCTTGGACCGAGTATCCTACCCCAGTGCCACCGAGAGACAGGAAGCAGAGCTCACTGAAAGCATCCGGGTGTTCGACGGGCATGTAGGCACAGTTGTAAATCCGTGCTTCGTTACGCTCGATAGCACCACCCCCAAACTGCAGACTACGCATGGAAGGCAGGACCTTCTTGTCCCGTACCTGAGCATAGGCAGGGAGAAGAGTGTTGTGCTCCTTAGTGAACCGACGCTCGTGCATGTACAGGTTACGTGCTACCAGTTCGTCCCAAGTCTCACGACGCTGCAGCTCAGGCTGATACTTGGCGTACTTGGAGAAGACAGTGAGGTCGCTGAGTACTTCAACAGAGTTTGTCATTTAGTGTTCTTCCGGTTTTGTCGTGTCTTTGATAACTTCGCAGAGCATCCCCTGCTTCCATGTAACCCAGTTGTAGTTCTGGAAACCGTCCCCTTGGACAATAATCTCCATCCTACCGTCATAGTTTTCGAAAGGGATGTGGACCTCTAGGACAGTGGTATCAGGGTCATCCTTGAACATCTGGATCATGTCCTCGATGTCCCTCTGCGAGTCATACGCGAAGCACATCATGATGTCTGTCTCAAGGAGAGGACCATGGAACTCTGCCTTAGCGTGAGTGACCCACGCTAGCCCCAGTGCTACGATACCTAGGATAGTTGCTACGATCTTATACATTTGCTTCTTCCTCTCGTCTCTTGATCTCATCGTTCAGGTAGAACACTGCTTTCTTTAAGTCCTCGATCTCGTCTCCCTTGAGACCACAGCGCCAGATGTATTTCACTGCGTTACCTAAGTTGAAGCCCATGTGTCGTGTGATCTCAATGCACTCGATACCAGAAGGGTGGTTGGTGTAATGCTTAGGGCTGTTCACCGGGTCGTAGGGTTTCAAGAAAGAAGGGCGAGGGTGGAACTCCATGGCCCTCTTGTCGGGTTCTTTGGATGCGTTGGCGTGGATAGAAGGATACATTTTCTCAAACTCCGTCCTGTTGATAAGCGACACAGACCGGTCTACCCCCTGAGCGTCTGCCACAATAAGCTTTCCGGTGGGGTGTTTCCTGATTTTGTAGGTGGCTCCCTCCACAAAGTCACCAAGTTCGGCGGATCTATCGGTGCAGCGCACGAGGTCTCCTGCAGAAAGCGCAGGCTCTAGGTCAGCTAAGGTTGTCATAGCTTTCCTTTCAGTGTCGGTTGAACGTAGCCCTCAGGCTTGAGTACCTTACCAGTGTCAGGGTCACGAGACACAGAGCCATCCGGGTTTACCTTGGACATGTTGCTCTGGTGCTTGATGACGAAGGCGGTACCTAGGAGATCAGGGTCCAGTGTATCCAAGGCTTCGACCACGCTAGCCTGCAGACCTGCGTCCAGCACTCCGTCTTCGATTGCCTTTTCGGCGAGGTTCGCTAGGAGAAAGGGTCCATGCAGTGGCTCCACGTTCATCAGACCAGCGGTGACGTAGACAACGTCAGCACACTCAAGGAGGAATGCTTCGTAGGCATCCTGAGCTTCCTTGAGCTCTTCGAGGATCAACTCACCCCAGAACTCCTTGGTCATTGGGGTATCGAAAGCCTTCTGGAAATCTCCTACCATTTCTTCTACGCTATCTGTCATCGTTCATCTTCCTTTTGATTTCCTCTAGCTCTGATGCAATGAGTACCAGAGCCGCTGATGTTCCTGCGCATTGCTGAGGCATGGTGCCTATGATACGCTTCAGTGTTTCAATGCGACTAGCTTGGGTGTGCTCAACGACATACCCCGGATAGTCTGGATGTTCTCGCATCAAGAGATCAACTCCTTAATCTCCTTGGGATGGTTCATTCAGTATTTTGTAAATGTCCCGTCGGACAAAGTGTGTAAGGTACCAGCCTAAACTATCTGGAAACTCTCTTTTCGTGGGCCAGATCTCAACAACAGCTAAGCCCATACGCTTCTTATATATACCTTTTTTCATGACGTAAGTGCCTTCCATGACACAGGGAACAACGGCTCAATGATATCTCCGACCATACGAGCGAGGTCTTGGATTTCTTTCTGTGCATGTGCGTCGGTACGTTGGTTGAAGAACCGAGCGTATGACGCAAGGTTACCCGTCCAGATCCATTGAACCTCGACACCTTGGGGGAGAACGAAGCGAGCCTGTTCTGGGCAGACGCCGGAAGCAATCAAGTTCTCGTAAAAATCGATGGCCTCTTTTCCAAACTCAACATAGTCCTCTAAGAAACGTTCACTGAAGGTATGAGTTGAACCCGAGCCTTGCTTCTTGTCCTCCGAGGCTTCCCGAAAGAACTCAGGGACAAACAACTCAGGTGTCTTGGTGACATATCTTCGGCTCTCCTCGTTCTCGGTGAAGCCCTGTTTGTGTTTGAAACACTGTGTCCTGATAGGAACCGGTGCTTGCATACGCAGGGTGATCGCGGTGTGGGTGAAGGGTGTCCAGTGCGTTGCCATGTTGGTGAGGGTTTTGACCATATTAGAGGTGACTTTGGTTTTACCGTGTTCACCGGCATCCATGATGTCATGGATAAGCTCCCACCACTCACTCTCGCTGCACCCACGGGCAAGGTAGTTGATTAAGCGGGTGTCGAGTTTGGAGAGTCTTTGGAAGCTCTCTCCAGTTGTATCCGACTTTACACCCGCTTCCACCCACTCCCAGTCACTCACTTTGTCGAAGCTCACCCGGGCGGCATTAACGACGCTAAGGTCGGTTGCCATGTGGTCAACGTATTCAGCTTTCATGCGTTCGTCCCCAATGTCTTACGTTTGTCTACACTCAGCTCAGAGTAACGGGTGCGTCCCCAACCACCACAGTCGTTGCACTGGTACTTGATATACTTACCTGCGTTGGTGTAGGTGTAGCCTCTCCGGTGAACATGGTGTCCTCCACACTTGGGACAGACGAGAGTATCTGCGTTGGTGTAGAGCCCTGCGTTCGGGTGGTTCTTAACCCAAGGACGGAGGCGAAGGTA